CACTCATTTGACCAAAGTTTGGTGGGGGAATATTTCCAGGCAAAGAGTTTAAGTTAAAAGGAACTCTGCCCCCTGCTGATTGACGAGAAGCCTCTTGAGAAAAATTGCTCATCGGTTGAGGCGCTTGATTCGGATTGTAATTCATAGGAAGCTGGGACATTAGTATGACCCTCCGTCAATAGTACCTGTAGATAACGTCCCCAGCACTAACGTAGGGATTGTAACCTGATTTAAGAAACTAACATTACCAGATAGGTCTGCCTTGGTAGCAATGGCCGTAGCAATGTTATTAAATTCTTCACTGAACTCAGATCCACGGATGATCTTACCGGCATCTCCCGGTGGAAGCTCGTCCTTGTTTCCAAAGTCCGTTGATACTGTGTAGTTGCTCATATCGTTTTACCTATTAGTACTAGTACATTAATTTCTTGTAGTGATAAAGGGAAGCCATCAATGTCTGCTTCCATTCCTATTGTTAATATAGAGCCATTTCCTGTGGCGTTTACTACCCTTCTAGACGTTAGCACACCACTTGTAAACTCAGAAAACTTAGGGTTAGGAGTGTCGTCTGGATCTGGAAACTGTGCAAGACCATTCTGAAATATCTTTAGGTTTTCATTTGTAGCTGGGTCAATAACATCTAAGTCTCTTGGATCTGAAAAGTAATAGGCGACTTGGTTGCCAGTAACATACGCCTGACTCTTGTAGTTTTCGCTTAAGTCATACGACCAGTAAAGAACAACGGTAGAGTTGTTAGCCCCAACAACAGTTGGTCTTAGCTTCTTTAGTATCTTCAAGCTAGAAGGATCGCCAAATGTTAAGCCTGGACTGTAGTATCTAAAACGATAAGGCTGACCATTGTCTTGATACCCGTCATACTCCCCAACACCATTAGCACTGCCAACGTAAAGAGTTCCATCAGGCGTTCTCTCAAATGCAGCAAAGATGCTAGAGGGCCAGCGCGTTACTCGATACCCACCACTCTCTAGTCGAGTCTTTAAATCAAAACAGTAGGTAATGTTTTGTTCTTGGAACGTAATTAAGTAAAAAGAATTCTCTGGGCTATAGATAGATGACGTAGGCTGAATCCTATTCTCAATAGCTTCGATAAACTCAGTCTTTATGCTAATGCTAAGGTCTGATATAGGCATTGATTTTTCTTGCACAACCCTGCCAAAGCTACGTAAGCCAGAGTTAGATACGAACAGTACATCGCTGCCTATGTGTTGGATTGAGTTACGGCAGATACATCCAAGCCCACCAATAGTATCTGCTAGAGACATATTGGCTGGCGAGTTAGCGCCTTGGTAAACAATAATGCTGTGCTTACCAAATACAATTAGTAGGTTGTTGTGCGCTGCCAGGGCGCGTATCTCATCGTGACCATCAGGCCAAACCTTAGATACATCAATAGACCCAGACGATCCATTAAAGAAGTCAGTACCTATTAGTAAGTCAGACCAGTAAATAGTTTGCCTATTGCTGCCAGAGTCCGTTACCCATAAACGCCCATAAGCTCCTATTGCCTCGTGACAATAAAGGTTAGAGTTTGTTGGTGATCCGGTTGCATCTTCAAATGTACGCAAGCCATTGGTGCTGTCATAAACTAATGGCTCGTGACCTCTCTGAAAGAAGTAAGCTTTCTCGTTGAAGTTAACCATCTTCCAGTTATTTGCAGATATTGAATATCCATTATTAACAATATCCTGCGACTCATCTACCAGCACATCTGTGCCAGAAAGTATCTTGTTGTTTCCTACGCTAAATAACTCAGAAGCGCCCGTGTTGTCATAAAAATAATTCATCTTATGAATGCGGTCGTTGCCAAGCTCGGTCTTGTTTGTTGTTATTGTTTTATATCCCTTACGCGCAGCAATACGTCCACGCTTGTCAATAACTGCGTTGTCCGCAATATCAGCAAACGAGGGATCCTGTGCTAAAGGAGAGTCTTCTGTGTTAACTCCCTTAAACGCTGGAGCAACTAAGTTAATACTCTGTAAAGGTTGAGCCATAGTCGCCTCTTATGAAACATACCAAGTAATTTCGTCTGGGTGCTTCTGTGCATCAAAAGCAATCGCATCAGACATATACTTATCAGCAATACCAAAGTACTCTGCCGCACTGGTTCCGCCAGTCTCACCACGCTCTCTGGCTAACAAAGCAATAGCCATATGAAGAACGGGCATGTGCGGAATAACTACTTTATCTGAGTCAGCAGATAAAATCTCTGGCCGTATAACCTGTTGATTCTCGCCATAGATAGTTCCACGATGAATGACGTTAACTCTTATGTCATAAGCTGCGTCTGGTATTGGGTAAATGTCTATCTGAGTATCCCCGTCATCGTTAACGCCGTTAAAGGTATAGCTTTGTGGCGAGCCAGACCCAGGCGTTTGATTAAGGAATGTGTTGTTAAACCAAGATGATGATTTGTAATCCATAAAGTTATTAGAGGTATCGTTTATCACATCTAATACATTTATTTTGTTTTGACTGCCAAGAAGTGAGTAGTTAAAAACTCCTGGCGTAGTGGTAATTGTTATTGTGGTACGTAAAGCAGACCAGTCCCACGCAGACTCTACAAATTGTTTTGCGTCATTAACAAAGTCACCGACTAACTTGCTGTAGGAAGACTCAGACACACTAGCAACCTCGTCCTCACGCATTCTACGTAAGACGTTATTTACCAAATCTAAATATGTCATATAAGATCACCAAATAAACCTTTAGTTATGCTCATGCTTTCATAAACCTTTTGAGCAGGCAGAGTATCAACTTGTTGCTGTTGAATTAAAGCAGGTATATCAAGTGGGCCGTAAGAAATACCAGAGTAAAAAGGACTAAACTTACCTTCACCGCCAAGCATTCCGCCTGAGCCAGGAGTAGATCCACCACCTGCACCGCCTTCACCGCCAGAGCCATCGCCCTCTCCACCACCAGTTCCCTCGCCTTCTCCACCGCCTTCACCGCCGCCCGTACCGCCATCATCGCCAGCACCAGCGCCAGTACCAGCACCATCACCACCACCGCCAGCACCCTCGTTTTGACCGCTATCACCGCCTTCTCCGCCACCGCCTGTTTGATCTCCCTCGCCTGTACCGCCGCCTCCTGCTGGTCCGCCTGACTCGCCAGACTCCGATCCACCAGAAGTTGATCCGCCACCAAAGGTAAGAAGGCCACCCGAAGTATTTCCTGGATCTTCTGTTGTGTCTGTTTCAACATCTCCATCCGCATCTAAAACTTGATCAGGGTCTTCTTTATCCTCTGCAACGCTTTGCTGTTGATCTTCTTGTTGTGTTGTTGACTCTGTACTCTCTTGCTCCGTTGCGGCTCCGCCTGTTGCTGTTCCTCCCAAGTTGATTCCTAAATCATCTCCGGGAACGCCAGATGTTTGATCTGCGCCTCCTGCTGGACCGCCGCCTGGAGTCCCGCCGGTAGACTCCGTAACGCCACCACCGCCAGGATCGGTAGTTTCAACGTCAGGCATAGCGCCTTCTACTACACTTTCTGTTTGTGATTGAGTCATTTGCTCAAGTTGTTCTTGAGTAATTTGCTGAACTTGCGTTGGATCGCTTTTGCTAACTAAATAAGTTTTATTAGTTTCAGGGTTGTAATAAACGTCGTAGTCACCATCAAGGCTTTTTATTGTTCCGCTGTACTGCGCTGGCCCAAGGTCTTTTGGCGTGTTATTTATGTCATCAAATATTTGATTGCCTTCTGCTTCATATACAGCCCCGGATTCTGTATCAATAAACTCTGTCGAGCCGTCCATTAATCCTTCTGGCGCTTTAAGATTTTCTATTTCACCAGCAACCCCACTTTCTTGAGATATATTAACTAACTCATCAACAACTCTTGGGTCATCTATAAGAGTGCCGTCTCCTCTAAACCATTGGCCGTCTTCTTGATACGCATATAAATTGCCGTCTAAATCATAAACGCCATCGTCTGTTTGAAGAGTAACTGTTTCGCCTGTTATTGCATCAACATAGGAATCTTTTTCAAGACTGTAAGTTACGTTATCAACTGAGTTTCCTTCGGAATCAATAAAAGCGCCAGAGTCTCGGTAAACAAGATCATCGCCTTCTGGCGGACCCATTAGTTCTGGGTCGCCATTAAATAATTCTGAATCAGCTTCTAAGCTTTCAGGGGGCTCTTCAAAGCCACCATAATCTTTATCTGATTTGTCTAGCGTATCCTGCACGCTATCCGGTACGTCTTTGTATTCACCAGTAGGCGTTATCTCAACAAGACCTTCAGCCTCTAGCTCGGCATCAATCTCTTCAAAGGTAGTATCCCACTGCTCGTCAGAGGCAAAATCAAACTCTTCAAGGCTTGCTCTAAACTCTGTAAGTGCCTGTGCTCCACCAGCTAAAGCGGCTGCAAGTGCAGCTTGCTTTAAATCAACCTCGCCATTAACTACTATTTGAGTTAATGCGCTAATGCCTCCAGCTTTTATAGCCGCTTCAGCAATGGTGCTGCCGCCTGACACTGTTTCTACAAAAGTATTAACACTATTATTAACGTCAGCTAAAACACCGCCAGACTTGGTAGCAGCCTCCATAGCTTTTCCAAGCTCTGCTCCACCATAAGCTAAGGCAGCAGAAACTAACGCCTGCTTAGGGTCTACTGATCCAGTCATTATGGCTTGAGTAGCAATGTTTGTTATGGCAGCGCCAGCAGCAGCCGCAGCACTTCCCGAAAGTCCTAGTGCAGGGCCAATTGCGGGGCCAACAACAATGCCAAGGCCAATGCCAACAGCAACCTTAAAGTAGTCACCCAAGCCAGCAGACGTGTCAGAGTAATACGTCTTTACGTACGAAGAGCCGTTCCATGTAAACTCGTTGCCTTTTTCGTCAGTAAACTCCATGGGCTTAGTCGAGTACTTGTTGAACAGCTCGGACTCTCTATCGCCCATGGCCTGGTAGTTACCCTGACCAGTGTCACTCATGTAATCGTCAAAGTTCTGACCGCCGAAAGCGGCGTTTTCAAAGCCACCTTGGATGTCTGATATAGTACCATCGCCTAAAGCTTCACTGGCAACACCACTGAAGTCAAGATTAGGCGTATACGTACCGCCGTCTTCAGCCGCCATACCCTCGAAGGTGTCACCCCTCTCGCCAACGATGTTCTCTTCTCTGGATAGCGTCCACCATTCGGGATCAAGGTCACCAGAATCGATAAGGTCTTGGCGTTCATCGAGGTACGCAATGTAGTTATCGAAGTCACCAAAAGCGTCTTGCAGATTAGGGTTGTTGTCCCAGTCCGTACGGATCTCTTCTACTGTTGCATTGGGGTTGGTGTTCTCCACGTTGTTAATGATGTTCTCAGCATCACCTTCATAACTCCCCGGAGTGTAGTAGTACGTCCTTTCTTCAGCCATTGCTTATTGCCCTTTAATAGTTCTGGCAATCTTCTCGCCAGAGCGCCCAACAATGTACCCGCCTAAGCCTATCTCCAATAATAGCCAGGCTTCATC